ACTAAGTATAGATGGTCTGCTAAGTCAGGAGGTAAATGCACATATAATCACGATATGAATCAGACTCTAACTGACGAGCAAATGTCTGAGTTTAGTATGAAGCATTCTGAATGGTCAAAAGCAAATAACTCTATAAGTGCTAGTGCAGCTGATGATGATGATATGCCATTCTAAATAAATATAAATGAGAGAGATAACAGATCCCTAGGATCAGGTAAGCGTTCCGAAACTCGGTAGTAGACAAGATCTCAACCGAAAATCGGATGAAACTTTTAAGACTTAAATGCGCCAAATTCCAAAAGGGTGAAACTCTCAAATTTATTGTTATCTTTGCAATATGGCAGAGATATTTATAGCAGGAAATGTCCCATCTAGTAAGAACGGAAAACGATGGACAGGAAAGTATTTAATCCACTCTAAAACAGTGATGAATTACATAAAAAACACAAAAGAGGATTGGGTTAATAACAAAAACAAATTTGAAGAACTAGTGAAGGGCAAGGAGATACCATATGAAATAGAATTTACATTTATAAGAAATAGTAGAAGAAAATTTGATTATATAAATCCTTGTCAAACAGTTCAGGACTTAATGGTAAAATATGATTATATTCAAGATGACAACTGTGATTGTATTATCCCTAGTTTTGGGGAGTACAAGTACGACAAAGAAAATTCAGGAGTAAAAATAAAAGTATTATGATAAACAACAAACCTTTAATAGATTTCTTTGAAGATTATTGTAAAAGAGTTGATATAACTAAAGAACAATTATTTTCTAAATCTAGAAAAAGAGACTTAGTAGAAAAGAGAATGGTATTATCTTACACATTAAGAAAGTCATTAGGAATGACTTATCAGCAAATAGGAAAATCCTTAGATAAAAACCATGCCTCTATTATACACTCAATTAAAAACATAGAAAATTTTCTATCAGTTTATCCGCATATTAGAAGACTATATACTATATCGGATGAAGTGTTATTAGAACACAAAGAAAATTTAATAGAGTTTTATAACTCTCCTATTAGAACACAGATAGAAAGAGAGAAAAAATTAGTTGAAATATTATTAGATAACAATAGTATGTTAAAATCAAAAATTAAACAATTAAAAAACCAGTTAAATGACGTTAAAGAGTAAAAAAGAAAAAATTAATATTATGGGTAAAAAATACAAAGTAGAATTGCCTATAGCTGATACATTAAAAGCAATGTCTGAAGCATTAAGATCACATGAAGTGGCTTTATTAACTTGGGTTCATAAAGATTATGAAGCTAAAGGAAAATTTGATAAGGAAGGGATTGATGGATTTAGAGATAGTCTTAGGGATTACTGCTCACAAATACCAGAATCAGAAAACATTCTTAAAAGAATGGAAGAATTGGATAATCAGTTAGAAGAAGATATCAAAGAAAAAGAAGAAAAAGAAATTCAAAACAAACAAGAGAAAGATTCGGGAGCAAAAGAATAATTTACTACTTTTGTAGAACTTTCTTGTCCATGTTCGCATGGTTTTTGTTTTGATTGCATTGGGGCCCTCCTTCGGGAGGGTCTTAATGTCTAATAAATCAAACAAATGAAATTAATAGAAAATCACAATTTAACACATCACAACTATTATCAAGATACAGAATATGTTTCTAATAGTATGTTGAGTAACCTTACTGGTAAATCACCAGAATACTTTAGATTTGCATTAGATAATCCACAACCATCTACACCTGCAATGAAATTTGGATCTGCAATACATATGAATGTATTACAACCAGAAGAATTTAATAAATATTATGCGGTATCTCCTAAGTTTGATAAACGAACTAAGCAAGGTAAAGCAGATTATGCTGAATTTGTTAAGAAGAATACATTTAAAACTGTTATATCAGAACAAGATTTTGAATTAATAGAACAAATGACAGCTAAACTAATGAGAGATCAAGATGCAAAACTTATGTTGACTAACGGTCTTAAAGAGCAAATTATAGCATGGGAAAATGAGGAGCATAATGTAAAATGTAGAGGTATGCTTGATATTTACAATAAGGACGCTAATATTATAGTAGACCTTAAAACTACACAAGATAGCTCTTATTATGGATTTGCAAGCTCTGTAAGAAAGTTTAAGTACTATAAGCAAGCTGCATTCTACATGGATGCTGTAAAGGCTCAGGAGTTCTATATTGTAGCAATAGAGAAGAGTCCACCATTTAGTATAAACATTATACAGATAGGAGACGAGCTATTAGATAAGGGTAGAGAACTCTATAATAGAGATCTAGAAATCTATAAATACTGTACCGATAATGATTATTGGCCAGGAGAAGGATTTGATTATCTTGATAAGAAATCAGAACGAAGTATACATATAATGAATGAAGATATATTATGAAAAATTCAGTAGTATTTGAAGGAGGTATTGATAAAGTCAGTACCTTAGCGGATGGAAGTTTAAGGGTGTATTTAGGTACCCCTGAACTTTCAAACGAAACTATGGTTAATCTATTTGGATTAATCAAAAAGCCTGGTTATGTATTAATATCAGCTAATCATATTAATCAAGATCAGATAGATGCAGTTGAAAAAGCAACAACTAATGCAGAATTTAGCGAGAAAACTCCTAGCCAAAGAATGAGAGGAGTAATGTATAAGCTATGGGAGAAAACACAACCTAAAACCATGAATGGTGATACAGGACAAATGGAATATATAGAATTTGATTTATTCTACAAAAGGCAAATGAATAAAATAATTGATCACTTTAAAACTAAATTAGACTAATGGCAAAGCACAATAAATATTATTATGAATTTGATAGAAATATGAACTTTACTAGAAATATAAATCCTAAGATGAAAATGTCTAAAGAAGAATTAGGATTAAAAGATAATAGAGTTCCAGATTACTACAGAGGTAGAAATGGATATGAAGCGAGAAAAGTTTGTGATAATTTTGATTTACCATATCATTTGGCTACAGCCACAACTTACATTCTACGCGCATATCATAAGCACGATACCCCTGTTGATTGTTTAAAGAAAGCAATAGCGCATTTAGAATTTGAATTAGAAAAAATAGATGATCAAAAAAGTTAACAGAAAAACATTTAAAATACGATCTTCTGGTAGATCTACAGATTTTATATCTCCTAGTTTTGGTTATGGCTGCTTGTATAATTGTTCTTATTGTTATATGAAGCGCCATAAACCTAGAGGGTTATCTGTAGCTACAAACACTGAAGATATTTTAACTGAAATTAATAGTCATGCTGCATTTGCAGTAGTTGACAAACCAAACCAAACACATGAGAAATATATAACTTATGATATAAGTTGTAATGAAGATTTTGCTCTTCACGCTAAACATCATGAATGGAAAAAAATATTTACATTCTTTAAAGATCATCCAGATATCATGGGTAGTTTTGCAACTAAGTACGTAAATCCGAACTTAACTACATTTGATCCTCAAGGAAAAGTACGTATTAGATTTAGCTTAATGCCACAGCGTAAGGCTGATATACACGAACCTAATACATCTAAAATTATAGATAGAATTAAAGCTATTGATGCTTTTATAGAAGCAGGTTATGATGTTCATGTAAACTATAGTCCTATTATAGTATACGAGGGATGGCTAAACGATTACTTTGAGCTTTTTAGTATGATGAATGATTATGTACAGTATAAAGAGCAAGTATTTTCAGAGTGTATATTTTTAACTCATAACTTTGAAAGACATACGTTAAACTTAAAAAATCACCCACAAACAGAAGTAGATATATGGACTCCTAATATACAGGAAACTAAAACATCCCAGTATGGTTGTGAAAACATTAGATATAATTACAAGCTTAAACGAGAATATATAAATCAATTTAAAGAACTGCATGGTAAAATAATACCATGGAATAAAATTAGATACATATTTTAAAATGGGAATATTTACATTAATAATAGTTATATTAGCAACTACTAGTTTATTTATATACGCATATAAATTAAACCTAGAACTTCAAAATAATAAATTAATAAAAAACTTAGAAGAGTATGACAAAAAAGAGAAAATTAAACAGCAAGAATCCAAAATACTGGGACAAAAGCAAGCTAAAAGAAAAAGAAATAAAAAAGAAAGAGCTCGTATGTACCACGTCTAATGGCACTAAAGTATACAAAACATGGTATGTTTAATTTAATTGTAATATGGCCAAGCTAAGAAATAAAATAAAATACATTCTGCATAGAATGGGGTTTCACAACTCTAGCTGCAGAAGAAGAGTCTATACCACAGAGCAAGACTATTTATGTTTAATAACGGGTAACACCCATAAAAAATTTAAATTATGATAAAAGCAGTAGGTCTTAGAGTTATAGTAGCTCCAGACAAAGCAAAAGAAACAACAGAATCAGGAATTATACTAACTGAAATGTCACCTGATATACCTGACAGAGGGATAGTAGCATCTGTAGGGAAAAAAGTAGAAGAGTTAAAAGAAGGCGATTATGTTATATTTGATCCTAGAGGAGTAGCTCTAGTGACTTATGAAGAAGAAGAATACTTTTTGTTTTATGAGTCTCAAATAATAGCTAAAATAGAAAAATAATGAATTTTTTAAAACACTTAAAAACATACGATCACAGTCAAGATATTAGATGGATTGTAAAATATAATAAAAAAGGATTAGTTAGAGAGGTTAAGCAAATTTACAAACCTTCTGAATATTATGCTATGAATAAACATAAAGGTAAGAACGCTAGGCCATTGCATAATAAGAATATACTTATTAAAATTCTAGAAGAAGATAAAGTTAAACGTTAACATTATAATTTAAGATACCTTGTAAGCCGTTCTGTCTACTATATATAAAAGCTTGTGCTTTCTTTATATTACCGATAAAACCTTTACTATCATGCCAATAATCAGTTGCAGACATAGATGAAAGATTTCTAACAGTTATACCGTTAAGCTCTTCTATGGCCTGTAACTTCATGGCTTTATTAGTATGAAAGTGTCCTCTATGCACCTCTACATACACAGTATCACTCCATAAGTTTTTAAACCTTTGAGCTATAATACCTGGAAGGTTAGCTGTCTTAGGCCCATCACCGTGATCAGATATAATAAGATTATTGCCATAAGGCAATGCCTTCATTAAACAATCATTATTGTCTACTTTAACATTTTTATTGTTATCATAATAAAGCTCTAACGTATCACCTAAATGCATAACTGACTCTCTATCATGATTACCTGGTATCACCATAACATGAACATCAGCTACTTCAGATAGTATATCAATAGCTTTAATCATAAGCTTTCTAGCTTGTCTATACATATCTATATGGTAGTCTGAGTTAAATTGAGGCGTACCTCTTGTTGTTGCTG